TATGGCCAGTAAAGAGCCGTCCGGGCTGAAGGCTACGCCATAGCCGATGCCTGTTGGCAGCGTGCCCGGATTGGCCACTTTGGACCAGTCATCGGTGTTGTAGATCGTAACGAACGGTGACGTGGTGTGAGCAATGGCCAAAAGGGATCCGTCTGGACTGAACGCAGCGCCCCGGCCGATGCCCGTGGGCAGTGCGCCCGGGTTGGCCAGTTTGTTCCAGTCGGACAGGCTGGCTCGCTCTATGCACACATTCCAGGGGTGCGCCCGCTGCACGGCATCACGCGTGGAACTATAAAAAAGTTTGCAATGCCTGGCTTTTTTATTGTCCTCATCCAGGCTCTCTATCAAATCCTCGCCTTCCCCGATCAGGGTTAAGGCTTCGTTGCAAAGATCGATGTCGCTATCCATTCGCTTCGCTCCGTATGGTGCACAGAGCATGGCGCAAAGCGCATGGCATCCTTGTCTATGCTCTCTGCGCTCCGCGCTCTGCTCTATGCGCTTTTATGCCCTGATTGTCAGGAACACGAACCCCGAATCACCCGTGTCCGTTACCCAACCGGTGTTCCCGACAACTTCCGTTGCGAGAGTGCCCTGGATACCGGCTGAACCGGCGGCAGCAACATCTCGCCTGACGTTGGTGCCCGCGGTAAGCGCAGTCAAGTTCAGCACGTTTGCCATGCCGTACGTCTGCAAAAAGCCGTAACCGTCTATTGCAATGGGTGAACAGGCAACCCCGACGGCCATACCCGACGGGGTCGTAACCGGCGCCTGGATAACATCCTCGTAGATGTTCTTGATGATGCTGATCCTGGAGCTGGTCGTGACCGCCCGGACCAGGGCTTCGGTCAGGGTGAACACTATGGCCCCGGCAGCGCCGGCCGGGTGCGACAGGATCTCGTATATATCACCCATTGCGTTCGCGGCATCTCCGTCGGTGATGCCGAACTCGCCGCCGCCGAACTGATTCTTGGTCACCGCGTCCGTGGACGTCGTAACGGAGACTTCCACTGCGCCTATGTCGGCCGCGGACGGCGTAAGGTCGTGCTGAATCGTAGCTGCAGACCCGCCGAACGCCGCACTCTGGATCACATCGCCCACTACAAGCGCGGCCGCACCGTTATGGCAGTAAATATAGGTCTTGCCCCTGAATCGGAATATTGACCCGATTGGAAATTGCTGGACGGTGTCGGGTGTACGAAAGTTCACATGGGGCTTCCCGACAATCTCCAGGCTGTGTTGGTCCCACCTTTCTTGGTTCTCCATGTTGAGTCCTCCTCTCTGAAGTGGCATAGAGCATAGAGCATAGAGTAAAAAGCTCTGCGCTCTGCGCTCTGCTCTGTGCTGTTATTAGCCTTCCTGGCAGATCACTTCCACGATCTTCTTTTCTTCCATCCTGGTCGCACCGACCGCCTCGGAGTAAAAGACCTGGGTAGAGTAGTTTTTGTCTGGCCGCTCGTCTATCCTGGGCACCGGCTCCTTGCCTACTGCCAGGAGTATGCCGTCCTCCGCCCATGCGAAACAGGATCTGTCACCGGATCCGCCGCCGGTCGTGGTCCTGTCCAGGGGCAGCCGCTCGGACCGCTTGAACTTAAAGCCCATAAACGTGTCGATATCGCCCTGAACCAAGGATTTAACTGTGACATAGTCCGCGCTGGTCAGCGTTTCGATGTTGAGCAGGTCGCCCAGCACACTCGCGCTGCACATGAAATAGAGCTGCAAATCCTCATCGACTTCAGCAGCGAGCAGCTTTTCTTTGGCTGATATTAGATAAGCAAGCGTGAGCGTGCCGCTGATGTCTAACTGCTGGGCGGATGGGAACGTGACGGACGTTGAGCCTTCCTCGCCGGTATAGGCAGTGGCGGTCATGGCCGCGATAACCTCATCGTCCATGGCCCTGCCCATGGCAAAGGCCGCGTTCATGGCATAGGGTGAGGTCGGGTCGATCAGCATCCTGACCTTGTCAAGCTCATCGATCAGATCCGCCCAGTCGTAATCGACAAGTGTGACGCGACGCCTGGAATGAGGAGTGGAAATCAGGGGGGTGTCCCCGTGACGTTCCGTTCTTTTACGGGCAGTGGTCGCGCCGATCTGATCATAAAATCCGTTTTTGCCGGTCTGAGGTTCTTCCCTGACACAAGCTCGAAGGCGGGAGCCTTTTTGCTGGCTGAGTAACTGAACGTTCGATCCGTATTGCTGTACGAACGCAGTGGTAATCTCGAAGCTCATAGCGAGTTCCTCCTTTCGATTGTTGTTGTTTGTAACAACGATCAGAGCTCCCCGCTATGAGCAGCGGACCCTTCCTGTCATTCAGAGCTGTTTTAGCCCGGACCCGTGGAAGAGTTACCCGGTTTTACTTGTGCTTCTTTGTCTCTGGTTTCGGAGACTCCTGCTCTGTAACCGGCGTTGCGTCCGCTGGTTGATCAGAAGTTCCCTCCGTAACCCAGCCAAAGAAGCGTCTGGCGTCGGTTATGGCCGCGCTGGTTGCATACAACCCGCTTTGGGCCTTGGCCGTCGCCGCAATCTCCAAACACTTTAACTTGATTTCAGTTGGAGTCATGTGTTCCTTTCTGCGCTATGCGCTATGCGCTCTGCGCTCTACTTCGGTTTCTCGCTTGTCGGATACGCAAGTATATACAACCCCTCCATCCTCTTGACGGCCTCCGCGCGTATCGAGGCGTCTTTGTTCTGGTACTGGGCCATAAATTCCTTATTGCCTTTCAGCTCCGCAATACGCGCCTGCGCGATCTCGGGTGTCAACACATCGAAGCGTTTGTGGCCATCGCCATAGAGTGTAGCCTCACTGAAATTCTCCGCGACTTTACCCATGAAGCTAATAAACCGCGGGTCATTATTAACGCCGGTCTCTTTGAGATAATTTTTTTCCTCCTCGGTGGCGTACGTATTGATCACCGTCTCTACACTATCGACCTTGGTATCGAACGCCGCGCCCCAGGCGGTTCTCATCTGCCTGGTCGCGCTGGCCACGGCCTCTTCGGTCGCCGCTTTCGCATTGTTAAACGCCGTAATGTCGCTGTTTATACGCCAGTTGTATATATCCTTGACCTGCGCCATCGTGAGGCCCGTCTTATGAGCAATCGTACGAAATCCCTTTACCAGCTCCTTGCTCAACGGAAAATCCTTCGGCATGTTCTCCGGGTTCTGGATCTCGTATTTGTCCTCTGTTTCCGGCCTGCCGAGTTTCGTGAAAAAAGCGGACCTTTCTTCATCGCTCGCATCGGCCCCCGGTATCACGACCTTGTCCGCCCCGACCATGCCTTGAGCATGTATGTAACTCTTAGCCAGTGCCGGCACGTCCGGAATGTCCTTTAAGGATGCCTCCCCTCGCATCTCCTCGGGAAGATGTTGTTCTCTCCAGTCTTTAGTATCTTCTTCTGCCATATTGCCCTCCTTATTGTATTTTGCTACTCCTCAACGTATTCCTGCAACTTCTCGATGTCCTTTATCTGCAACATCTCCAGAACCATCAGCGCCATGTTGCGCTCGCCATCGCGAAAATCTCTATCCTCGCGGATCATTCCCGGTAAACGACATGGTTCAAAAAAATGGCCCTGTTCAAGGATCCTTGTAAAGACTCTTTTGCCGTGATCCGTGCTGAAGGTAAGCTCGAAATCGATCCGGAGTTGTTTCTCCCTTTCCACCGGATCCCCGGCTTTTATTAGCCTACGTAATAGCTGGAACATCAATTCCTGCCTTTTTCAAGGTCGCGGCACTGCCGACCAGGCGCTCTATATCTTCCTTCTGGGCTTCCTTTTGAGCTTCCTGCTGCTTGGCCTCGCGGATCTTCCGGACGGTTCGCTTGTCATGCTGGGCTATCTGCGGGAATGCGTGCGCGTCCGCAATCACGGTCCACAACCCATCCGGGTTCACGTTATCCGCCATCTGCGGAAATATGTCCAGGTACGGCCCGGCATCGGCGAATGCGTTCCTGATCGCGTCCACCTCGTACATTTTCTGCACGCGAGCCATCTGGCTTACATATTCTACGACAATATTCTCGCCGCGCAGGACCGTGGGTAGCAACGGAAGGTGTCCCCCGCGTAAAAGAATTGAAAAGACGCGATCATG